ATACTACCTTCGACAGCAAACAGTGAGTTAGCCAAAGAGAGCCTGAGCTTTTACGATTACTACACGGCTAATGGTTGGGTGCAAGGCAAAGGCAAACCCTTAAAGGATTGGAAAGCTGCTGCTCGTAATTGGATACGCAACACGAAACAATGGAAAAAATCAAATCATGGATTTAAAGGAGAAAACTTTAGCGTTGAGGCCGCAAACGAATTTATTACTCAAGGGTGATTTACATTTGATCAAGCCAAACGACGCATGGAATGAAGGCACCAACATACAAAAGGCTGTAAAGGTCATGCCCGATTTATGTCGCGGTTGGATTTACTCACAGGTAGCTCAGTTGTGCAAGGATATGAATTGCACTAAAACATTAAGCACAGATGAGGAGTTGCAGTTTACTTGCCGCGCAATATTGCAAGAGCATCCAACACTCAAGTTGGAAGAACTTAAGGTGTGTTTTGACATGATACGCATGGGTAAGTTTGGTAAACTATTTGAGCGTTTAAAGTCCGCAGAGATTCTAGAATTTTTAAGACGCTACGAAGGTGAGGTTAGAGCAGAAGTCTTAGAACAGAATCACCAGAAAAGTCAGCAAGAGGAATCAGAACGCATGGCCGATAAAATTGAACCACTGACATTGAAGCAATTTATTAGCGACAAAAAAGTAAAACTTAGACCCGAAGGAATCGGCACGCGATTAGCAAAGAAAAACGGATGGGATAAAGAATTATGAGTATATTGTCATCGGTTTACTGGTTATAGCTAGAGAGGGGGGACTACTCGGAGCGTTCCCCCTTTCGTTATATTAGATAACGTGAGCGAACGAACTAGAGCAGTAGCAAATTTAGACGCAGCGTATTCTATATACGTCCGAAGACGGTATGCCGACACAACAGGCTACGTATCATGCTGGACTTGTGGCAAGAAGAAGTTTTGGGAGAAGGACGGTATGCAAGCTGGACACTTTCAAACTAGAACGAAGTACAGCACAAGGTGGCATCTCGAAGAAATTGACGGTAAGTTAGAAACCTTGAATTGCATGCCACAATGCGCACATTGCAATATGGGTAATGGCGGCAGACAATTTGAGTTTGGCCGTAAACTAGACGCAGTTTATGGTGAAGGCACTTGTGATCGTTTGATAGAGAAAAGCAATAGTACAATGAAGTTCACAACGGTTGAGTTAAAAGAGTTAACCAGCCACTTTAAACAACTAACTAAAGACTTGTGACCTGTATTGAAGAGTTTTTTAATGACCACTATGACGAATTAAAACAAATAGCCAATATTTGCACGGGCGAAAAGTACGGCAATGATTTGGTTAATGACGTGGCAGTCAGTATCTTAGAGAGAGAGGACGACAAATACATTGATATGTGTGAGCGAGGTGAGTTGCTCTGGTACGTACTGCGATGGCTTAAAATATGCTCGTTTTCAAAGACTACACGGTTTTACTACAAGTACAAAAAATGGACGGAAAACGTGACGTTTGAATATCCAATGGGAGCGGTGGGTAACATGTCAGACAGCTACGCAGACATGAACCACAAGGAACAGTTGCAAGTGATCGACTCATTACTCGATGATTTAAACTGGTTCGAAGCCGAGATATTTAGAGTTTATTACATTCACAATCACAGTATAAATACGCTAACCAATGCAACAGGAATCGGAAGAAAAACAATCCAAGAAAGTCTCAAAAAAGCCAAAGACCACATCCAAAAAAACAAGGAAAAAATCCAAGGGGCTGGGTGATACGGTAGAAAAAATTACAGAGGCTACAGGTATTAAGAAGGTCGTCGAAGCAGTAACAGACGATTGCGGATGCACAGCTCGTAAGGATAAGTGGAACAAGTTATTCCCGTATGGCAAAACAATGACGGCAGACCAAAAAACCGTTTGGGAAGAACAAATCAAAGACCAATGGGGGAAAGGAACGCTAGATGCAAACGCACAAAAGGCAGCGAACACACTGTATCGAGACATCTATAGACTTAAAGCACGGTTCACTCGGTGTGGTGGATGCCTTAAGGAAAGGCTTAAGAAGTTAGAACACGCATACGATGCGGCATGCGAATCTTAACGCAAGCAATACTTGACGGATACCAAAGAAGGAAAGACCGATCGGTAAGCGTTAGGTTCATAACACAAGAGAAGACCAGCACGGAAGTGATGGCAATAGATGAGCTAGTCGATACGTTTGGAGTGTTGTACTTTCGAGCTGCCGAAGAGATGAATCAGGATGAGGTAGACGAACTAGACAACCTAGAGCTAGACATCTACGATAAGCCAAAGACCCAAAGCCAAAGACTGCGAGGTGTATTGTTTAAGCTATGGGAGTCACAAGGCAAGAAGGGTGAGTTTAAATCATTCTACAAGCAGAAGACTGAATCAGTAATTGAACACTTTAAGCAACAGATAGATGAATGAGTTCACAAGGGAAGAGCTTTTGCGCCAACTAGAAGAGTGGGAGTGCTTGGTCATGCCAGAATATGAAGAAGCATTGATCGGCATTTCTATGTGCAGCGTACCAAAAGCTGTGTACAGCACTGAGGCAATTATTCATGTTTTAATGAGACAAGATAACATGAGCCATGAAGATGCTATGGAGCATTTTGAGTTCAACATACAAGGGTCATACGTAGGGGACAAAACACCTATCTATGTTACCTTGCCATGTTAAAATAACATAGAATAACATACAATGCCGTTTAAAAAAGGAAACACACAGGGTAAAGGAAGGCCCAAAGGAAAGAGTAACAAGGTTACAGAGGAGGCACGATCTATTTTCTCTGAAGTCATGGAGGGTGAGATGCAAAACATCAAAGACTCACTTCAAGTGCTGCGTGAAAACAGTGATGAGAAATACCTGAAAGCCCTTAGCAGTTTGATGCCTTATTTTATGCCTAAACAAACAGAGACAGAGGTGACGGTTAGTGAGACCATGAGCGAACCGAGTTGGTTTAAGGAGGTGCTAGACCACACAGATCAGACAGAAACAAAATTGACTGAGTGAGACAACCCAAAACGTATTACGACCTAATCAACTGCAAAACGAGAATAGCAGTTTTTCAAGGTGGCACCCGTAGTGGCAAGACGTTCTCAATCATCACAGTGTTATGTCAGTGGTGCTACGAGAACCAAAACGCTGGTTACCTCATCACTATAGTTCGTAAGAGTTTTCCATCACTTCGTGCTTCGGTCATGCGTGACTTCCTGTTTATCTTAGACAGAGAGGGGTGGTACGACGAACGCAACCACAACAAGACAGAAAACACGTATGCTCTATTTGGTAACACTATAGAGTTTATTTCAATTGACCAGCCACAAAAAATTCGTGGGGCTACCAGACAGTTTTTCTTTGCAAATGAGGCGAACGAGCTGGATTTGGAGACGTACCGACAACTGGCACTAAGAACGTCAAACAAGCTAGAAGGCCCAAGCATCATACTTGACTACAACCCCAGTGATGAATACTCCTACATCTATGATGACATCATACCTAGAGAAGATGCTACGTTTTACAAGTCTACCTACCTTGATAATCCGTTTTTAAACAAAGAGACAATTGATGAAATCGAACGGCTAAAAGAAACCGACGAATATTACTGGACGGTTTACGGTTTAGGTGAACGAGGTGTAAGCAGGCAGACTATTTTCCGAAGTGACATTTATACTGAGCTACCAGAGCATGCCAAGTTCTTAGCGTGGGGTTTAGACTGGGGCTTTGCCAACGATCCTACAGCCTTAGTAAAGGTTTATGAGTATGACAACGCCATATATATTGAGCAGTTCCTATACAGTGGTGGATTGACTAACGGTGATATTGCAGAGAAGATGCAGGAGCTGGGTATCACACGTCATGAAGAGATAATAGCAGACAGCAGTGAGCCGAAAAGTATTGAGGAGATTCACAGGATGAATTTCAATATTAAACCTGCTAAGAAAGGCCCAGACTCTGTACGTATTGGCATAGATTTGATGAGGCGTAAGAAGATATATGTAAAGGAAACAAGCCTTGACGCACAAAAGGAATTCCGCAACTACAAGTGGATGACGGATAAAAACGGAAAGGTGCTAAATACTCCACGAGATGATTGGAATCACTGTGTGGACGCTGTTAGATATGTATGCCTAAACAAGCTATTAAGACGAACTGGTAAATACTTTGTGCAATGAAAATCAAACTCACAATTCCCGAAAGCTATGCAGACATTACGGTGTCGCAGTACAAAAAGATGCTGGACACATGGGAAGACAATAAAGGATCAGAAGCCGTACAAAAGGTCTTAGAGGTCTTCTGCGGAGCTGAAGAAGGTTTAGTGAACCGAATACATGTCGAGGAGCTTAATAAGATAACACGCGAGCTTACATGGCTTTTTCGTGAACCACAACTAACAGACTTTCATTTGCATCAGTCGTTCGTCATGGATGGGGTTGAGTATGGTTTTATTCCAAACATGCAAGAATTAACCGTTGGAGAGTTTGCAGACATGGAGACATACATGGAAAAAGGAATGTACGAAAACATGCAAGAAATGCTTGCGATACTGTACAGGCCAATTGTCAGAAAGAAGATGAAGCTGTATGAAATCGAGACATACAACCCTAGTCAAATTAAAGTAGATGCAATGGGTGAGTGCAAGATGGATGTAGCAATTGGTGCGGTGGTTTTTTTTTATCGTATCGCAGGTCAATTAGCGCAAAGTTTGCAGCACTCTTCACCAGTAGTGGCAGCACAGACAAAGTAGCGCAGAAGTGGGGATGGTATGCTATCATGTATCAATTGGCTGATGGCGACATATTAAGAATGGAAAGCATTTCGCGTATATTAATAGAAGAGGCATTTACATTTTTAGCCTACGAAAAGGATCAGAACATGGCTAACAAAATTAAAATCAATGCAGACAGTAAGTGATATAAACGATGTGTTTGAGTCTATTGCAGACAACCACGAACAGCTCAAGTCATTCTACACACACTCAATTGATGAGGTAGATATAGATAAGTTGACTATCGATAAGTTCCCGCTGCTGTATGCTCAAGTGACAGAAGCAAACATCCTAGGTACTCACACGGAATATACATACGAGGTATTTGTGGCAACCGTCGTCTTTGAGGTGCAGCACGATTTTGTAACGCAGGTTTATACAGACACCTTTGGTATTATGCAGGATGTCATCGCAGCGTTTCACCTAGCGCAATCGAACGTCAACAATTTTGTGCCGCCCGAATGGTCTTTTGAGATGCCTGTGTCGTGTGAACCATTTGCAGCACGAATGACTAACAGCCTAACAGGATGGTCAGCATCATTTACCATTAAGTTACCTAGCTCAACCAATTTGTGTAATGCCCTCTATTAAATACACGATAGAGATAGGTGGTAAACTGCATAAGCTAGACCTGTACAGAACGCAAAAATCCTTTGATAAATATGCAAAGGCAGTCATAAAACGAGCGCGTGCAATCCTTGATGCAGAAGGGAAAAACGCTTCGGGGAATTTACGCAACTCAATGAATTATGAGTACGCAACAAAAAAGAATCAATTCTCACTGACGTTTACATTTGAAGGGGCTGACTACTGGGACATCGTAGAGCAAGGTGTGCAGGGTGCGGTAAACAATAAGAAAGCACCAGTCAGCCCATTTAAGTTTGGATCAGGCACTGGCCCGAAAGGAAAGCTAATACCAGCCATTGATAAGTGGGTTGTAGTGAAACCAATCAAAGACGCACGAGATGCCAAAGGCAGGTTTATTCCGCGTAAAAGTTTGGTACGCGCCATATCCACTAATATTTACAAATACGGAATTGAGCCAACTCCGTTCATACGTCCACCAATGCGTATATTGTTTGATAAGCACAGAGACAAAATAGCTAGAGCATTTGCTTCTGATGTGTACCACTTTTTTAAAAAAAGCCTACCGCTTAAGTTTAATATCGAATTAGAACTTTAATGGCAATCACAATAACACAAGAGCCAACACCAACTTTGCTAGGCACAGCCGATCAAATTGTTTACGTTGTAACAGAGGACACGAATACATCTCAACCTAAGTTTAGGTATATATGTCAAGTGATTCGCAACTCAGTTACAGTCGCGACATTAAAGCAACTGCCTAATGGTTCTGATTCTGGCGTTTTTAACGTCTCACGCATTTTGCAGTCGTATGTCTCGCAAGACCATAATAAACACGCAATAGGGTCAATAACTACAGCTCCAAATTCAATGGATGCTTTTACCTTAAAGTTCTTTTATGAGTACGCAGCAACTGCAAATGACGAACCAACCCAGTACCCAGCGGCAGCGGTGACAACAACAGACTATGTGGTCAACGGCACGTTCACACCAGTCTTTAACGACTATGACACAACGAACGCGAGTAATTACATTCTAGATTCGGATACCTCAAAGTTGCTGTCAGTTTACAACCCACAGAAACTAGTTGCACAGCCAACTGATCAGGGAATTATAGCATTTATCAATGGAACGACTAATGCACCTTGGAATTCCAATCCAGCATACATCCATGTAGCGTACTATGAGAGTGACGGAACAGCTTTGCAAAGCGGTTACTTTACAACCAGCCCTTCGCCATCTTCAGCCAGCTCAGCATTTCAGTTCTTTTTGTATTTCGGTATTTATCCAGCTAACCTAGAGACGCAAAGCGCAGACGCAAACCTAAAGCCTTCTGCCAATACAGGGTGGTCATACTATACGGTACAAACTGCAAGCAGCACAACGCTAAGCGGCA